TAAGAATGAACAGGTGTATGTCCTTCTGTCATTTGTGGATTGTAAGTAGGGAGTTTTTTATAGAAAATCAAGACATTTTCGTGTGCCTTCATAGGCATTTTCTTAGCATTTAGATGACCAGTTGCTTTGGTCTTTTCGATAATCCATTCATAACGATACAATTTTTCATTACTGCAAGCGAGCCTCTTATCAAATGGTGACTGCGACCATAATGCAATACAACCATTATCTTTGATAATTCTCTCGTATTGTTCCCATAATGGCTCGAATGGAATTAACACATCCCATGAATTCTGGGTTGTTGAAAACGGCAGATCCGTCAAGATGAAATCGACTGATTTATCATCAATCTTTTTCATACCTTCAAGACAATCTTCGTTATATATTTTGTTAATCTCTAACATTTCTTACTCAGAGCAAATCCAGATTTAATGCTGCAGCAAATCTCTTGCTCCTTTCATTATTCTTATTCTCTTAATAGATCTCTGTCCATTCACTAATTTCCACTTTATTATCAGGATAGCCAGATAAACTCCATTCATTGTTGTTATATACCACTTTCCACATAGCATTTTCTCCATGTGGATTACCTTTAATTTTGCCATAATATAATCCTGAACATGGTGGTAATTCTTCTTCTGTCTTTCTCCAAATTGGCTTTTCATATACTTTGTTAATATCATCTACTGCTTTTGCCAAATCTGTCGTAATTGTATCGAAATATCCTTTTGCTAAATCAATCATTTCAAGTATGTAAGTATGATTAATCTTAAAAGAAATTCCAAGCCCAATAAGTGCTCCTATACAAATTCCTATTAATCCAATTAATACTGTTAAACAAATATCCATATTTTACCTCTTTTTCTTATCGTCCGAAGGAAACTTCGGATTCTTATCCATCGTTAATTAATGTCTGCAATACTTTCTACAAAGTAGATATATCTCTTGCCGTTGAAATCAAACTTAACATATCCACCATCGTTTGTATCAATATCAATCTTGCCTTCATATGTTGCAAGTTCTTTACCATCTGCCGTGTATACAGTAATCGTTCTCTGCATACCTCCATTTACATCGCTTTTCATATCTGTTACCATTCTGTCCCATGACGCACATCCAGCCATTCCAAAACACAATGTTAATCCTAATACGACTGCTAAAATTTTCTTCTTCATATGATTTATTCTCCTAACTCTGAAACTTCTTCGTAAGTCTTTTCAAAAATATTAGGCTTACAAGGATATACTTCATCATTGACACCTAAAATTATGTAATCACCATATTCCGATTTCATTGTCCCTTCCAGTGTTTTAATATGACATGTACCGTCTTCGTGAATTACAATAGTGTTATTTGATACTCTATCCATAAACCAATCTGGCAAAGAGTCATCAATCATATATCTAACCGCTTCAATTACTACTGGTTTCTTTCTGTATTTCATACTGAACCTCCTACTAGATTTTCATGTTCTTTTCTATATCCAGTCTCTTCAAGAAATTTATCAAATTCCTCTTTTGTCATATTGTTTGGATAATACATATCCACCACCATATCAAACGGCTTCAGATAATTATCCAACACATCTTCAGCATCTTCTTTTGCTTCCTGCATTTTCATATTGATATAATCTTCTCTCGTCATATTCCATGCTGTAGGACAATCCGTGACACTCGAAAATCTACAATATAATCCATTTGGTTGCTTTGATACAAATCCTGCCATATTATTCTCCTTCCCCAACTAAAATCTTATTTAAATCGTCTATGATCTCATCACATATTGCAATTTTCCCACGCAGATATCCTTTATCCCAAAATCCATACTCTGATAGTTCACTATCATCTGACATCTGAGAAAGCTGCTTCTCATACCTTAGTTTTCTTTTTTCATATTTTTCAATTAATCCCATTTAAACCTCCAAAGAAACCAATTTCTTATGCGCAGTTACCCAAAATATTAAGCACTTTTTTTTCGCATTCATCTTCGTTCATATCTGCAATCAAAGATACTTCCTTCATTAATTGCTTAAAATTTGCCATAATAAATTGATAATCTTTGACATCTAAGTTTTCGTTTATATCTTCTCTCAAGTGATTCTTATTAAGAATACTTCTGTCAATATATACCTTTTTATTTAAACTATCTTTCAGCGCAACAATATCCGACTCCACTAATTCTTCGTCTACATTAAGTACTTCAATTGCTATGGATTTTGTTACCATTAAATCACCAATGGAAAATACATTATGGTCAAATCCAAGTATTCTACTAATCATATCAAATAACATCATTGCTCTGCTTTCCTGATTGGAGAGTTCCGTATTAGATAAATAACCTTTCACTACGACATCTTCTTTTAATTCAGAAATATGTAAAACATTATCTGATTCCTTCATTGTTTTTAAGATTGAAGTTTCAACATCATTTCTACTTACAATAATTTTCAAATCATAATGTTTTGCTATATTCAATTTGTATTCATACTGTTCTACTTCATTAAAGGCTATAAAAAATACTGGTTCTTTTTCTTTTAAAATTACTGAACCTTTCTTCTCAATCAAATCTTGTTCTTTAATTTCTGGAATTTCTACATATCCATCTCTACTTGAATAAGATCCTTCATGATATATACGTCCTTTCGCCTCGTTAGGTCTATTCTGCAATTCAGGGATTATTGTTACTTCTTGCACAAGCTGTTCATTTTGTGAGGCTGCTTCTTTTCTTAAAAACAATTCATATCCTTTGAAACTATCAATATTTGTATCTTTTCTTCTTGCAACCGCTACCCCTTTTAAATATTCTATATCTTCCTCATTATTACTTTTAAAAGTCATAAATTTTATAAGATTTTTCACATTCTTTTTATTCACATAATATCCAATGCAAGATGAATAGTTATTTATATCTTCAATTCCTTTCGTTAACAAGGAGTTACAATATTCTTCTACATACAATTTAACCAAATCTCGAAACGCATTCAATTTTTCATCTTTTATAATATCTTTTCTATCAGGCGAAGTAAGATTTAATGTTTTATCACTTACATGTAAGTCTCCTTTTAAATATGGCAAGTTTTCTAATTTTGAGACTAACCTCCCCTTATAGAAAATATTAACATTATCTCCCCAACTATAGTTACCTGCAAGAGCAATCCATCCGCTACAATCATTATCTTCTATTGAAAATTGATATTCACTATCGTCTCCCTCAGTTAAATCTTTCTTTTCAACTAATTCTCCATTATAATAAACATCTAATTCATGAACATATTTGCCAAGTATTTTTACTCTTTCTTCAATATCCCAACTATTTGCTGTTTCAAAATCAAAGTTATTTAAAACAAGTTTGAAACCATCATAATAATCATCCAATTCTTCAACTTCAATTTCTGTGTTACTGGTTGCAATCATTTTTTCTACATCAAATGTAATATATGTGTTCCCAGAATGAACATTGATTAAATTACTGACTGTAATATTACTAAAGAATCCCATGCCAAAAGGATTTTCAGAACTTCTCACATTCTCATCCCAACCACTTTCTGCAATAGAAAATAATGCTTGTGGATTTGTTAAAATATTTCCGTTGTTTTCTATAATCACTTTGTTTTCATATCTATCAATTGTAACTTTAACTTCAGTTGCTTTTGCTCTTTGTGCATTTTGCACATCTTCGTCAAGAAAGCAATATATATCCTTAAACGTGCTTTGCCTTAATAGTTTTAATTGATTGATAACGTTTACTTTTAATTCAACCGCCATTACTATCTCCTTTTCTCCCTATGAAATCTATGTTTCTTTGTAAAAATATTACTATATATAGTGTCCATATTTTCTATAAACACTATATATAGTATCTCATTTACGCCTGATACACAAAACTTGGCATCGGCTGTAATTTAAACAGATTTTTCTCATGCATTGAATCAATCTTAGCTTTTACTTCCTCGCTTGGCTCAATTCCATCTCTGATATATTCATCTAATTCAGCATAAGTAAATCCAAGGTTATCTTCATCAGTCTTTCCGCAAAGACCATCGGTAGGTATCTTATTAACTAATTCTGACGGAAGCCCCAACTCACGACCAATAGCTTTAACCTCTGTTACTGTAAGATGAGATAACGGACTGAAATCACC